GCAAATAAGTTTACATTTGAGATATCTTTATTTTCTGACAATAGTTTTTCTATCAACTATGGTGGATTTGATTATGCTGGTGTGACAGGCAGAACGTTCACTTCTGGTTATCAAGGTGACCAAGCAGGTGAATATTATCAAATATTCAATGGCACTGATCCAAGTAGTTTACAAAACACAACATATTTTGTTCAGTCTAGTGAAGTAACACCACCCCCACCTCCTCCACCAGAAGATCCTATTGCTCCAGATTGTACAATAAATCCATATAATCCAACTTGTGTTATCAATGATCTTACAGATACAACAGATGAACCAACATATTTGGCTGATGAAGAGACAGGTAGCGATGATGGCAGCGATGACGGTACCGAAATAATTGAAGAAGATGAAGAAATAATGCTAGCAGATGAAGATATAATTGAAGATGATCTTGAAGAGTTGTTAGCAGATGAAACAATTGACGAAACACTAGACGAAATAACAGACGACGAACTAGATGAAGAGGTATTGGTTGAAAATAATGCCACTTATCGTGAACTGACCGATGAGGAAAAGGCAGCAATATTAGCTGACGCTATCAGCAAAACTACTATAGAAAGTGCATTAACTGTTTCTAATGAGGCAGTATCATCTAGCACAGTAAACAGCACGATTTCAAGTAACGAAACTTCAAATAACAGAGCCAGTTCAACATCATCAACTACTCAGGAAACAACTGTAGCAGAAAACAGAAGTGAAGAGAATAAAACAGAGAACACTGATAATAGCAATAATGATGCCTTAGATATTTTAGAGACCGGTCGTAGTTTAGGGCAGCAAGCATTGGCAAGTACATTAGAGCAAACTAAAGAAAGTGCTAATGATAGTTTAACCCAAGCAGAAAATATCGCAGTCACTAGCAACGAGTCAGGCAATATATCAAACACTATATCATCAACTATAGATAATGATGCAGAAAGCGTGATAGCAAATATCGGAGTAGGTGATGTCATAGATGATACTATTATTGATAATGCTGAGACCGATCAAAATGGCGAAACAACGGAAATATTTGTTGCCGAGACTATGACAACTACTCAATCAGAAATTACTGATAGCGATAGTTTTGCTGATATCATGAACATAGATATCATGTCTACAACTGAAAAAATCGATCAAGATGTAGAATTTGTGAATCAGATATTAGCTGAGACTAACAAACAAGAAGAACAAAATATTAGTGGTTTCAATGAAGATGAACAAGTTACTATACAAAATGATCCGACATTAGCAAATGTATTTAATGTTGTACCAAATACAGCTAACTTAGAAATATTAGGCGTGATAGGTAAGCAAGAAGATAAGAGCGATGCTGAAAAGCGAGCCGAAGAAATCGTTGCTGCCAATGCTAAAGAGCAAGAAGAAATCAATAATAATTATATGGACGCTGATCAAAGTGGATTGATCGGCGCTATAGCAGGCGATACTGATGTAACAGCATATCGCACTAGTAATATACCTGACTTGTCAAGTTGGTACAAGCCAGAAGATATTTACAAGAATGTTGTCTACAAAGACAACGCTCGTGGCATGTATTTCTTAGAGAAAGGTAATACTGACACATACAAGAAAATGGTTGAGGAGCAATATAAATGAGTGAACTTGACAAGATAAACTTTAAGGATTTTGATGAGATGAATCATGAAGAAAAAGAGATTTATCTCAAAAATAAAAATTATATGGTAACAAACTATCTAGGTGTAAAAACATCCGTCGGTAGTATGAGAGCAAGATTAGAAGCATATCTCAATGAAACTAGAAAATATAGACCTAGTATTTGGGATTAAGGAGAAAATTGACGATGGCTAAAAATAAAAAAGGTACAGATGTTGACAGCAAGATAGATGATCTAGAAGCTGCCAAAGAACAATATATGAGCGAAAACACAGTCATCAGTATTGGTGGCTATAGTTTCACACCTGCTAAGTTGATGATCGCAGGCGGTATCGTATCAACAGTGTTAGGTGGGCTTTATGGAGCGTTTGAATTCTATAAAGACTACATGGATATGAAAACACAGATACAAGAATACGTAGCACCAGACTTGAGTGGTATACAAGAGCGCATGACTAAGCTAGAGCAGAAGATTGATAATGCTGTAGTACTTGTAGATGAAAGTAACGACATCATACGTGATGTTCGTACAGACCTAAAGGGCGACATTGACAGTCTACAAGCAGACATTGATGCTGCTGAAAGACGCAATCGTGAACTTGACAAAGAAGTTCGTGGATTTGTGGGCGTGACAGACCGTGACATGAACGCAAGATTGCGTACAATAGAACGTGAGACAGATCAGAAACTTAAAGAACTTGAAAGAAAAGTAGACGATAAGATACAGAAAGCATGGGAAAACCCACTAGCAAAATAATACAAACATTGGCACTTCCTTTACAGCCAATTAGGTACTTGGTGACTAATACTGAGCATATAGTATTAGTCACCTATGACTATAATATAGCGAAAAAACTAGCAAATGCTATAAGTGCCTTAGAAAATCCAAGTAAATTTTATGTGCGTGTAGGCAAGAAAACCCGATAAATACAATAATGCGAGCCACAGAATTCATCACAGAACGCAAAAAGAAGCGTAGAAAAAAAACCAAGTTGGGACGATATTTCTTCCCAGGATTTGCCTATTATGGAGGCTATGGTGGTGAAGGTGACGCCGGTGGCGGTGGAGATGGTGGCGGTGGCGAAAGCATGTATGAAAGTGCAGAGACCGCAAGTGAAGTTGAGAAATTTAAAGATTGGGCTGTAAAACAATTACATATCAAGAATCCTGTCAAGATCACACTCAGCTACGACACTGAAGAAGCACAGAATGGTCATCATACTGGTCGTCATGTCGAGGGTAGCGGAGAAATTTGGGTCTATGCTGCTAACCGCAATCTTATAGATATACTACGCACTGTATTTCATGAATTGGTTCATGTTCGTCAAGGTGAATTGGGTATGATAGAACCCGGTGATAGTTATCCAGGTAGCCCAATCGAAGCGATGGCAGACATGCTTGCCGGCAAGTATATCAAGATATACGGTAAGCAGAACCGAAAAGTCTTTCAATAAATCCATAATTACTATACAATACTATTATGATTCAGTTGCTTAACAAATTGCCACGGAAACTTACTATCGCTTTAAGCGGTGGTGTAGATAGTGTTGCCATTACTGATTTCTTGAGTAATAATCATGATATCAGCGCAGCCTTCTTCCATCATGGAACTGATAATAGTGACAATGCTTATGACTTTGTGTGGCAGTTTTGTAAAGCTAGAAATATCCCCTTTCATATTGGGTATGTCAAAAATGAAAAACCCAAAGATCATAGTTGGGAAGAGCATTGGCGTAATGAGCGTTATAGATTCTTAGAGCAATTTGACTATGTTGTTACAGGTCATCATCTAAATGATTGTATCGAAACATATATCTGGTCAGCGATGCATGGCACACCTAAGATCATTCCAGATACACGCAAGAATGTACACCGTCCATTCTTATTGAATAATAAACAAATTTTCATCGATTGGTGCATACGCAAGAATATTATTTGGATTGAAGATCGCAGTAACGAATGTACTGATCACATGCGTAACTATATCCGTAAGCATGTTGTACCACATGTATATCATATTAATCCGGGTATTGAAAAGGTAGTAAGGAAGCTAATTACAGATGCTTGTCAGCCTGGACAAGAATAAATGGATGTATGACTGGTTGCAGGATCAATGGCACGATGATCTATTAGCCATTATATTAGGTCTTGAAGATGAAGTACCGAGACCAAATAATATGCGTAAAGGTATTGCAAAACTACTTGAAGCACATGGTTATAAAACTAAGCTGACTAGCAAGTTTGATGTAATAATTTCAATGAAGGAAGAAGAATACATCATACTGAAACTTAAATACCAATAATCGGACACAAAGTGTTTGACTTTTTTACAACACAGTATATAATAACTATTCACATAGGAGATTTTATGTCTACAAGAACTTTCAATAATGAAGCAAAACTCAAGTTGACCCAGTTGATCAACGAAGGACTAGCAGTACTGCATGAAGTTGAAACACTCAACGGCGGATTGAACGACACTATCAAGGCTGTCGCAGAAGAATTAGAAATTAAGCCGAGCGTACTCAAGAAGGCCATCAAGGTCGCACACAAGAGCCGCTTAGGTGAAACTAATAAGGAAAACGAAGAACTCAATACTATTTTGGAGACAGTTGGTAAGACTCTATAATGAGTTATGTAGACGCAATACACGACAGGGATACTGACAGGATATTCATTGTAGAGCGCCAGCCTGACGGCAAGCGTACATACAATGAGTTTCCTGCCAATTATACTTTCTATTACACTGATAATAAAGGTAAGTATCGTAGTATCTATGGTGAACCTATCACTAGATTCAGCACTAGAAAACGGTCAGAATTTGAAAAAGAAAAGCGTATACACAGCAATAAGAAACTGTATGAATCGGATATCAACCCGATATTCCGCTGTCTAAG